CGTATTCACCAATCCTCTAACCAACCTGCAATCAGATCTTGCGTTCCTCACGCACACTGGATCTTCTCTCACCGAAAAAGTGAGAATTGACTCCTCAGGCCGCGTAGGGATTGGCACTACGAGTCCTGGCGGGTTGCTTCATGTCTACAATTCCGCTGCAACTTCGCGGTTGATTGTTGGCCCAAATGGTATAGGAGCCGCAACACCAAACGCACTTGCCTTAGAACAGGAAAATACCGGATTCACAGTTTGCCACGTCCGCAACCTTTACAACAACGGCGGCTTGGGGGAGCTTCGCCTTGGGGGTTACGGTTTTACTACGTTTACCTCCGGCAGCAGTCAGACCGAACGCGCCCGCATCGACAGCTCCGGCAGGTTGTTAGTTGGCACGTCTAGTGCGCCTACAGGCGCACGTTCTCAATACTCAAAATTCTCTGTTTACTTAAACAACCAGTCAACAAGTGCTGGCGGACAGCTTAATCTTGTTGGCGGGGCCAGGGGATTGCTATCTACAGGAAACTCACTTGGTCAGCTTATTTTTACAGATTCAACGGATGGTGAGTACGGAAAGATTACCTGTGATTTAGATGGAACGCCTGGATCAGGTGATTATCCAGGCCGTTTAGTGTTCTCCACTACTGCCGACGGAGCAGCAAGCCCGACGGAGCGGATGAGGATTCTCAATAATGGCACGACAGATTTACGGGCAACAACAGACGTATTCAATGTCCTTAGTAACGCCGCAGCAGGAACCACAAATCTCCTGATCAGGGGTGGCAACTCTGCTACAAGTTTTACAGCGTACATCATTCCATTTGGCGTTTATACAAACGGCAACGTAGTCAATACCAATAATAGCTATGCCGGGATTTCGGACCTTAAGCTTAAGGAAAACATCGTTGACGCTAGTTCACAATGGAATGACCTTAAGGCTCTCCAAGTCCGTAACTACAACTTCAAAGAAGGTCAGACCCACACCCAAATCGGTCTGATCGCCCAAGAAGTTGAACTCGTCTCTCCTGGACTCGTCAGCGAATCTCCTGACCGCGACGAAGACGGCAACGACCTTGGCACCGTCACCAAGAGCGTCAACTATTCGGTGCTCTACATGAAGGCAGTGAAGGCGCTGCAGGAAGCAATGGAGCGGATCGAGGTGCTGGAAGCCAAAGTCAACACCCTCGAAGACGACTAGTCCTACTCACTACTCATCTTCCCGAACGGTAAAAATCTGACCATAACCCGGACAATACCCGTCTTTCTACCCGAACGGGAACACCACATTCTTGAGCCTACCAATCCCGGTGGGCTCTTTTTTACACCACAAACACATCTATATCTAATGACTGAAACCACTCCTACTCCTGGTATCGACTTTCCTTTCACCGTGTTCAAGGTTGCCAACATGGAGCGTAAGCTTGATGAAATCGGCACTGTCTACACCGTTCATTATACCGTGACTCGCTTCCGTGATGGTGAGCAAGCTGGTGCTTATGGTTCTCTTGGTTTTGAAGCACCTGAAGCTGATGGTATCCCGTATCCCCAACTGACTGAAGAAATCGTAGTTGGCTGGGTGAAGGATCAACTTGGTGAAGAGAAAGTCACCGAGATCGACACTGCACTTGATGCACAGATCACTGAAAAACTGACTCCTTCGACTTCTGCTGGAGTCCCCTGGTAAACCTTACCTTTAGGTAAACATCATGCTTACTATTCTTGGCGTTAAAGTGTCCTATGAGGCACTTGCATTCTTCGCTCTTTTCATTGGCTCCGAGATTGTCGGTGCTTCTAAGCTGCGTGAAAACAGCATTGTTCAAGTAATCCTTCGTGGTATTGAGGCAATCAAGCCTCACCGCACTGAGGATGACAAGATCCAACAGGTAAAGGATACATTCAAATGAGCATTAAACTCCTTGACGTTGTAAAAAACTACAAGGGGTTACCTCATCAAAAGCAAGCCATTGAGGCTCTAGAACGTCTTCTAGGGTCTTATGGCTTGTCTGATGGTGCGGAGTGGGTAAAGATCTGGCGTCTTCCTACTCCGGTAGCCCCTCAACAATTCGACAATACTTGGGAAGGTATTGAAGCTGCTGCACGTGCTGCAGGTGCTAAGTTCCCAGAAGTCGTTGCTGCACAATGGGCACTCGAAAGCGCATTTGGGTCAATTTTTAGTGGTCGAAATAACGCATTTGGCATAAAAGGAACTGGTACTGTAAAGACTACCTGGGAAGACTACGGTAATGGTCCTGTTACTATCAAAGCTTCCTTTAAAGACTTCGACACACTTTACGACTGTGTAGATCACCTTGTCACTCAGTGGTACAAAGATTACAAAGGCTACAAGGGCGTCAATCGAGCCACCTCTCGTGAAGACTGTGCATACCTCCTAAAGAAAGAAGGTTATGCCACGGATCCCGTGTATTCACAGAAGTTGATTCGATTGATGGAGCAACATGATTGAAGCAGGTGTAGCAGCGGGTATTGCACTTTTTACCGCTATCGTCTCAGTACATAACCGCCTTTATACCAAAATTAACGAAGTGGATAGCCGTGTAGACAAAGTAGAGCTGCGTGTAGCTGAAAACTACGTCCAAAAACAAGAGCTATCTGCTGCTCTTCAAAAGATGGAGGATCACATGATTCGCATCGAAAATAAGCTAGACCAAATCGTATTGAGAAATGGCTAAAAACAAAGCAACTGAGGACATGTTTAATGAACTTCATAACATTGTCACTCAAGAACTACTAAATCGGATTAAATCCGGTGAAGCCACTACACAAGATCTTAAAGCAGCATGTGATTGGTTAGCTAAAAATGATATCAGTGGTATTGCTAATGACAGTAATGCCCTTGATAAACTAGCTGCTATCATGCCTAAAGTAGACCCAGCTCTTGTACAACGGAGGCTGTATGGCACGAAAGTCTAAACACAGCGGTCCTAAATACGCTAATGGTAACTACAAATCATATCAAAAAGCATATGATAGTAGTGAATTACAAATTCAAAAACGTACTAAACTAAACAAAGAAAACCGTAAACGCGGTACTTACGGAAACGGAGATGGTAAAGATGTATCTCATAAAAAAGATGGATCAACTGTCCTTGAAAAAGCTTCTAAGAACCGTGCACGTGTCGGTAAAGCTAGAAAAGCATGACGCCCCTTCTACCAAGTCCTGATCACTACCTGCAAAACCTAATAACAATGACAAGTCCCGAAGCAAAACGGATGTGGCGTAGAGCCATCAAAGAGCACTTCAATTGTCAATGTGTCTACTGTGGTAAAACTTATGAACTTAATGAACTTACTTTGGATCATGTTGTACCTCGTTATAATGGAGGACAAACAACTACAAGAAATTTGGTTCCATCCTGCAGGCAATGTAATCAGCACAAAGGTACAAGTAACTGGCTCACGTGGATGAGACAAACCTTTGGTCATACACCACGTGAAAACCTTATTTTATCACATATTCAATAATGGCTACCCGTCAACAACAGATACAACAAGAACGGCAGAGGCAGCAAAAAGAAGCCGCTGCTAGACGACAATTGCCAGACCGCCCGTTAGGTGCAGAGGCGCTTGATGCAATTGAACAAGACGTAGCTACTTTTGTGCAACTTCCTGGAGTTAGGCAAGCTCTTAATTTTGCTGCAGGTGCTGTAAATATGGTTAACGAAGCTGTTTTAGAACCAGCTCGTTACGCAGCTACAGATCCTTCACAAGCTGGTACGCCTATGGCTTTAGCTGGCACTGCCTTAACTTTTGGTGAAGGGTTAATGGAAAAAAGTGCAGAAGGTGGAGCTATTCTTGCTGAAAAAATGGGAGTTGATCCGAGGATTGGCGGGTTTGTCGGTGGAACGGCAGCAGAAACTCTTTTAACAGCAGGATTAGGCGCCGCTGGACGTAAAATCACTCAGGCTGTAGATATGCTACCGCCTGGTGGTCCTATGCCTCAAGTTGCTATGGCTGGTGGTGCACCTATACTAACACCTATACCTCCTCAACTAAATGTAAAAGGTGGTAATGTATTTCTGTCTACTACATCACCTGAGTGGACTTCACCTAAAGCAGGTTTAGGTTCTGCAGTATCTGAACAATTTGCACCTGCTGTTGAGACGTACAAACGTCGTCGTACAATTTACAGTGAAGTCAAGAGTGACCTTAAAGCTGCATATGAATCAGGTGAAATCAACGCTGAAAGGTTAAAAAAAGCATTAATGAAGATAGGCAAACACGAGAAAGGTGTTATGTCTACATTTCCTTATGATGAAACTAATCCTGAAGCTTACTTAACTGATTTAAGGGTAGCTCAACCTTATAGGCAAGAACGTGCTGGTCAAAGAGGTGTATTAGGAGAACTAGAGGAAAGGTTTGGTAGGGTTGACCCTTATGATGTAACAAAACAAGCTCAACAACATCATGTTTTGGCTAAAGCTGAAACAAAACCGTTTGCTGATACTCTATTAGATTTAATTGATAGAGGTATTGGGGATGATGATGATTTAGTTAACTTCTTTGTTTGGCCTGAAAAGTACGATCTATATCCAGGTAACGTTGTAAAAAATTTACTTGATATGGGAGAGATAACCCATACAACTGCTAAACAAGATCCAATGGCTTTACATAAAATTTTAGACATGGCTGGATTGGAGTTTGGCAGTCAAACTAAACCTCAGATTATTAAACGTTACGGATTAGATAAAGTTAAATCAGTTGACGAACTAATGCAAGCTTATGATAGGTATTTACAAGAAATTGCTGTACCTAGTAGAGATATTGCGTATAAAGTTCAAGATTGGTGGTACAACAAAACTATCAAAACTTTAAAGGGTAAAGAATTGAAGGAATTTAAAGAACGCTTTGCTGCGTTACAGGACCCCCGTAGAAGCCTTTAGCTAGCTGTTATTAAATTTTTATGAATTCCACTAATCATACAGGCGCAGCTGGTGAAATGCTAGTTTGCGCCTTTTTTCTTTCTCACGGTCTAGAAGTATTCAGAAATGTAGCGTCTTCTGGTCCTATTGATTTAATTGTTGTCAATAAAGAAACAGATCAATCAGTATTTGTTGATGTAAAATCTTTAAGAAGTCCTTACGTTAAAGCTGATGGAACTTATTCTTTAGGGGCAAAGTGTTGTTTTAGAGGTGATAATGTATGGCAAGTTGTATATGTCCACGGAGAGGCTACCCCACGGCTTCCTGAGGGCTTTTGGGAAGCTTTAGGTATGGAGACAGCCAAATGACAGTAAAACGCCGTACAGACGATCCTGAGAGGAGTACCCTTGATCTACTCAGGGATGACTTTAAACTTTTCCTACAAGCTCTTTGGGCACAATTAGATCTACCTAATCCTACTCGTGCTCAATACGCTATTGCAGACTACCTACAACACGGTCCTAAACGACTACAGATCCAAGCGTTTCGAGGGGTAGGTAAATCGTGGATCACAGGTGCCTTTGTTCTTTGGACATTATTTAAAGACAAAGAAAAAAAGATCATGATTATCTCCGCCAGTAAGGAGCGGGCTGATAACATGTCGATCTTCCTACAGAAGTTAATCATGGAGACACCGTGGTTGAAACATATGCAACCACAAGACGACTCTGCCAGGTGGTCTCGGATTAGCTTTGATATCAAATGTCCTCCTCACCAAGCACCATCCGTAAAGAGTGTTGGTATCACGGGTCAGCTAACTGGTAGTCGTGCTGACCTGATGATTCTTGACGATATTGAGGTACCTGGTAACTCCATGACAGAGTTCATGAGAGAGAAACTACTTCAACTTTGTACAGAAGCTGAGTCTATCCTTACCCCAAAGAATGACTCACGTATTATGTACCTTGGTACACCACAGACTACCTTTACTATCTACCGTAAACTAGCTGAACGTAACTATAAACCATTCGTTTGGCCAGCTCGTTACCCACGTAAAGTAAGTCAATACGAAGGTCTCCTAGCTCCTCAACTTGTTGAAGATATGGATGAAGGTTCTGACCCTTGGGGTGTTACAGATCCTGATCGTTTTGATAACGAAGATCTCATCGAACGTGAAGCCTCCATGGGTAGGAGTAACTTCATGCTTCAATTCATGCTTGATACCTCCCTTAGTGATGCTCAAAAATTCCCCCTTAAATGTGCTGATCTCATTATCACTAGTGTTAATCCCACTACTGCTCCCGAATCAGTCGTTTGGTGCTCCGATCCACAAAACGTCATCAAAGACCTACCAACTGTTGGACTACCTGGCGATTATTTCTACTCTCCAATGCAGCTCCAAGGTGAATGGGATAGCTACTCCGAAACAATATGCAGCATTGATCCATCGGGTAGAGGAACAGATGAGACAGCAGCTGCTTTTATCTCCCAACGAAATGGTTTCTTGTACTTGCATGAAATGCGTGCTTACCGAGATGGATACTCAGATAAAACACTTCTGGATATTCTAAAAGGTTGTAAGAAATTCAACGTTACTAAACTTGTTATTGAAACTAACTTTGGTGATGGTATCGTATCAGAACTCTTCCGTAAACATCTTCAACAAACTAAACAAGCTATTGACATTGAAGAGGTGCGTGCTAATGTCAGAAAAGAAGACCGTATTATTGATACCCTTGAGCCTGTCTTTAATCAACATCGCCTTGTTATTAATCGGTCTGTGGTGGAATGGGACTACAACTCGAATAAAGAAGCCGCACCCGAGGAGCGTCTCTTATACATGCTGTTCTATCAGATGTCTAGGATGTGCCGCGAAAAAGGGGCGGTTAAACACGACGATAGACTAGATTGCTTAGCTCAAGGTATTAAATATTTCACAGATGCTCTTGCAATCTCAGCTCAAGAAGAGATTAAAGGACGTAAACGTGAAGAGTGGAATGATATGTTAGAAGCCTTTCTAGATGACCCTCAAAGTGAGACAAATCATATCGTTTTAGGCTTATCTTTAGCTCAAAAAAGACAAGCTAGAGGTAAAAACGAGAACGTAGTCCCCAACTGGGTTTAGGACAGGGCGGACGTATAACGGGGAGGGGAAGGGTGGACCCCAAACCGGAGGAGGAATTCGAGACAAGCTCTCATTCCTCCTTTTCTCACTAATGAACAGTGAGGAAACAAAGACTCCAAAGACAATCATTCCTCCCTCTTAGTTCATTCATCTACTTCACTACTATGAATCTAGTGAGTACTGATTCTCCCCATCCATCTGAATCCCGTCACTACTTATACTACTGTATGCACTTTAGTATTAAGTAACTTAATAACTACCACTTATTAAGAAACCAACTACCACCACCACCACTCAATGATCCATTCCGCTCAACTCGTACACATCACTCCTGATGCTGAAGATCTAATTAGTTATATGGCAAGGGTATCTAACCCTTCTAATCAATCAAACACTCAGACAAGTGCTAAACTGATTAAATATCTAATTGATCATCAACATTGGTCACCTTTTGAAATGGTGAACATGTGTGTAAGTATAGAGACAACACGCTCTATCGCCGCACAGATCCTTCGTCATAGAAGCTTCTCCTTTCAAGAGTTTAGTCAACGGTATGCACGTGTAGAAAAACAAGCATCCATCCCCCAACTACGTAGACAAGATACTAAGAACCGACAGAACTCTATTGATGACCTAGATGAAGTAATGAAGAAGCATCTTCAGTTTAGGATTGGTAGTCTTTACTCTAGTTGTTATGGTCTCTATAAAGAATTGCTTGATGCTGGGGTAGCTAAAGAGTGTGCAAGAGAAGTGCTACCAATGGCAGCTCCAACAACAATGTACATGAATGGTTCAATTAGATCTTGGTTACATTACTGTGATCTCCGTACCTCTAACGGGACTCAACGGGAACACGCAATCATTGCTGCTCAAATCCAAGACATCCTCTACGAATTCCTTCCTAACGTATGTAAAGCGATGTGGACTCGTGATTGAAGTGTGGCAGTTGTTCTCTCACAACCTTTACAGTGCTACTATGTTCAGACTTGAATTTGATGACCCTTGCTTTGGCTTGATCTTTCAACGCGCTTTCTGGAATGAACTAAATACTGGTTGGTTAGAAATGAATTATGAAGACTACTCTAAAGTTAAACGAGTTCAAAGCCCTCTATAAAGCACTAAAGACCAAGATACCGTGGTTGGATCACCTCCTTCTTGGTCTTCTTGTCTGGTTAGAGACTAAATTGATCGATAATCGGGTTCGTGTAGAGCTTGATGAAGCGATTAAGGAGTGGGAAACGCTTCAACCTCCGTCTATTCAGTCTCCGGTGTATACGGAAAGCCCGTCAGACACGTCCACAAGACTCCCTGAGATGCGTATTACCTCTGCTTGGTATACTGACACCATTAGCGAGCGTAGCGAGCCTTAAAGAGTCTTGTGGAGGGGTCTTTAATTTTTAACAGAAATTTCTGAACCCTTATATCATATAAGCAACACTGATCAACCCCCCAATGGGGTATCAAAATATCTCATCAGTGCCGCTCGGCTGCGCCTCGCTTCCTTAACCCCGTATTGATAATGATTCTCACGATCAATCATGATGGTGTGGGGAGCGAGCGAAGCGAGCGGGGGAGAATGATTCTCAGTGTGAGTAAGTGTTAGCGATACGAATACGTATTGTTAGCAAATGCTGATACAAATACGAAAAAGTCAAAACATCTGTCCACCCTTCCACTTTCTAAACTGTCCACCACGTGCTGACAACGGCTAAGCGCGGTGCTATGCTGTATTCATACAGACAAACGGAGACAACATGCGCAAGATTGAGCAGCAGATGATTCGAGCAATCAAAGAAGGTAGAGATTGGCACAGCGCCAACACCCAAGTTATCACAATTCGTGGTGTGTCTTGGGTGTATCTCCACACAAACCACATTGCTACAATCTACGAGGACAGTGTAGAGGTGTTCGATGGTGGTTGGCGATCTAACACTACCAAGTCACGATTGAATGCCATTTGTAAAGAGTTCTGCATTGTTGGTGAGGGAGTATTTCAAGAGAAGTTTGAATGGTTCATTCATAAGTTTGTTGGACAACATGGAGAGACTAAGGTATACAACAAAGAGGAGTTTGTTAACGGTTACGTGTTTGCTTGATTCAATCACATTCACACACGCATTCTCCACTCTATGAAACAAAAGCTCAAAGACGTTACGTTTACACTTAACAGCAAACCAATTCGCACTTTAATGTGGTGTGATTGCGTGCCCAAAGCTAAGCGTAACAAGCCAGCTAAGTTGAATGGTATTCTTGTATCAGAAGTACAGGTGTATCACGAGCTGTAGTCGCTCGCTACGCTCGCGTGGTGCCACCCAACGAAGTGTCACAACACCGCTTCCAACCCAGCTCAACACGTGCTATGCTGTAAGCATGAGAGATGAGGAAGGAGCAGCGATGCAAGCCGAGTATGAAGCCAGCCAGTTGACGCTCTGTCCACTACCGCTTGACTTTCCCACCAATCCCTGCCATACTGAAAGCATGACAGACAACCGACAACAACTCATCACTGCACTGCAACGCGAGTATGACTATCTCATTCATGACGACTTCGATCCTGACGTTGACATGACTTCCGATGAGCATCTAGCTTATCTCAACTCATTGTCTATCGATGAGCTTATCGCTGAGATTGACGCTGACGATGAGTTCACCGTTGATGACTTTCTAGCTAACTGGCTTAACTGACAGTTACACTAAGGCTAACTTGTTAGCTTTTCTGTAGCTCTCAAATGCTACACTCACTGTTCACCTAACACATTCACACATGTTCACTTCCATCGTTCCTGTTCGTACTTCTGACGCTGTTTACTTCATGACTGCCAATCCTTTGACTGGTATCGTTAACGTTACGTTCAACGGTGGACGTAGCTATAAGTATACTGGTGTTAGCCGTCGTGCTATCCTTAACCTTCTTGCTAATCCTAATATGTCTCTTGGCTTCTGGATTAACGAGAATTGTGTCAACTCTAAGCGTGCTAGTGTTGACTTTCGGTATGCAATTGCTGTCTGATTGTTGACAGCTACACTAAGGGCATTCGTGCCTTTTCTGTAGCTCTCACATTGAGGCTACGTTGTACACTTACTTTGCTTAACATGTTCTTCCAACCTTCCAACATTCAATCCTCCAACATCCGTAGCATTCGTCTTAATCCTTCTACTAACCAAGTGATCGTTCAATTCATCAACAACGCTAAGACTTACCTGTACGATAACGTTAACCAAGAAGCTATTGTTGATTTCTTCTTTGGTGAGTATGAGTCGGCTGGTAAGTTTGTCAATGCTTATTGCAAAGGCAATCGTTACACCGTCGTCGGCTGAGTTTAACTGAGGTGGGTAACTTACTCACCTCTTTCTTTCACCACTGTTTCACATTCACAACACAATGCTGTTCTACACTGAGCGTCTGACTGCTGCACTTGCTGATCGTTTCACCGATGAGGATGAGATCATCGATGTTGCTAACTACGGATGCAGTGGAGGTGTGTCTGGCTTTATTTATTACAACCAAACCAATGAGTTCTTTGATGACTTTGAGGATGACATCGAGGACGTGTGCTTTGACATCCTTGGTGATGATTACCTCGCACAACTTGCTAGGACTGAGGATAGCATTCAAGGGTTAAAGAACAAGATGGTTTGGTTTGTCGTTGAGGCGTATTGCAGCCGTCTTGTTGACATGATGGAGGAAGAAGAGGCAGCTTAGTGCGTGCTAGCGCACACTGACTAACTCAAACCTCCATCCATTCTATACTTCAAGGACGCACACATGAGTTCATTTAAAGTAATCCTCGATTCCGTTGATAACCCTGGTAAGTTTACATTTATTACTGTAGAGGATGCCAAGGATTTAGAAGATTGTGTAAATCAGATCCGCTCTGAGTTTTCCCATCAGTTCATTATTGATCAAATCGAAATAGTAGCATGAACACTGAACTATGTTGGCGTGTCGTTGGTTACGATACCAAACAGATGCGCAATGATTCGTTGTTGTACATGAAAGACACAGCTGCACAAGCTGAGGCTACATGTAAACAACTTCATCCCAACTTTGATGTTTACTTTGTACAACGAGTTGATGACTATGAGTGAAGAGCAAAAGTTCGAAGAGCTGATGAGTCTCCTAGCTATGTCTGGAGAGTTTCAAGAATCAGAGCTTGAGTATCACGTCCATGAGATTATGGACAACCCACAGTATTATCCTGAGTACTTCTGATGACTTATTACATCAACCGTCAGCAGGGACGTTACGACGAAACCTGTGATGAGTACGACTCGCGTAGTGAAGCTTACGCTATGATGCGTGAGTATCAAATAGCTGATCACGGGCGTGCTTACTACTACCTGTCCACTACATGTAAAGCTAACTGGAATGACTGAGACTAGCATCATCCTAGCAGTGATTGGCTGTGTTGGATTGTTGTCTACGTTAGCTGTGTATAGTCGTGCTAACACTGCTGTCACACGTTATGAGCAACGTATCAAATGAAGCCTAACATCCAAGCACTACTTGAGATGTGTATTGATGAAGGATTGTCTGCTGCTATGTATGGCAGTGCGGTAGAGCTTACTGCTGATCAGATGTCAGTAATCCGTAAAAAGGTACGTACTGAGATCTGGCTACAACTTGACACCTATTTCACATTCACCGACAATGACAATGACTAGATCCCGCGAGTGGCTGTTACTCAACGCTGTAGAAACGTGGCTACATTACTATGAAAAGAGTGGTACACCAAGTACAATCGAACAGTACAAAGAGCTACAGTCTGAGTTTCACGATGCCTACATGGCTACACTTACCAAGGACGTAGCTACAGAATCAACTCCTACCCGTACCACACGTAAACGCACCACTAAGTAATGTACGCAGTTCTCGAAAGCCACAAAGTTGTTGAGTATTACAGTGATGAAACAGCTGCATACAACTGTGCATTTGATTTGATGGATCGTGATGATTCAAAAAATCTTATGGTTGTTGAAATTCTTAAGAAGTTTTAATTATGATTCAATCACGCGTATACGAGGTGACCCTACGTTCAGGTGTTATGTGTCTACTAGCACCCGACTCTGAAGCTGCTGCATGGATGGCGCTAGAGTTGTCCCGTGAACGAGATGATGAATTACTAAACGTGAGGCAAGCTGATGAGTGGTAAGTATTATCCTAACAATTGGCAAGAATACAAAGATGCTCCTGATGGTATGTTTGAGCAGCACACCTTTGAGGAGGTTATGTCGTGGAAGGTAGCAGGTTGGGAGCTACCATCTAGTCATTGTTGCATCATCCGAACTACTACTCCAAAGGGTAAGATCAAAGAGTTTGCGTATCAGAAACGCAGTGCAGCTGAGGCTAAAGTCAAAGCTCTAATGAATGATGGTGCAGAGTTTACTGTCTGCACTGACGAAGCTATCCATTTTGTTACACCTGATTTCACCGATGTCATTGATTACGATTGATCAGTATTATGAATTGGCTGAGGATTACCCTGAGCTAGCACAATGTATTCACATTCACGACAGTTCCAAGGACGCAGCGGAGGATTGTATTGATTACACAAGCGGAGATTGATGAACAAGTAGCGTTTGAGCGTGAAGCTATCTCATTAGGGCTACAGAAGCTTCACAAGAACACTCAACACCTTGAGGACAGTTCATACGCATCTGCTAGTGTGTATGGTGCTGCATCAATTGAAACTCTATTACCTATCCTTGTTAAATATATTGAGGACACTACACACGATAGATTAACACGTGGTAGAGGTCATCAATTCCAATTAATTAAAACTTATGTATCTCAGTTAGAAGTATTAGCATCTGCTAGTATTGCTCTTAAGCTTACCTTTGATAAAGTATTCTCATATAAAGACAAAGCTAACCACTCTGTTAATGTGTGTGATGCTATTGGTAGTGCTATTGAGGATGAGTGTCAGATGCGATACTACGAGACAACAGCACCTGGGTTGTTAGCTACTCTCAAGAAGAACTACTGGCATAAATCCATTGGCACGCAGCAGAAGCTAACTGTCATTCGTACATTGATGAATCGTTGTGACATCAAGAAATGGGATTGTTGGGGTAGAGCAAATCGTATTAAACTTGGAGGCTGGTTACTTGATTGCATCATGCAGACAAGCGGTTGGTTCGAGAAGCTTAATGTACGAGAGGGAAAGAAGACAGCCCAGTATGTTGTCCCAACTGCAGCATTTATGGACATCAAAGATGAATTGATGCGTAATGCTGAACTATTCAGTCCTCTTGCATGGCCAATGCTTATACCTCCTAATGATTGGGGTAATGAGTATTCAGGTGGTTACATCTTGAATGAGGTCATGAACGGGCATGATCTGGTGCGTCGTGGACAAGGCGGACGTATACAGGGGGAGAAACCACTCCAGTTTCTGAACAAGATTCAGAAGGTTCCCTACTGTTTAAACAAGTTTATAGTAGAAGTAGCTGAAAGGCTAGAGGAGTTAGAAAGACCAGTTGGGAAGTTTTTACCAATTGTAAACTATCCTTTACCACCTAAACCTGTAGACATTGCAGAGAATGCAGAGTCTAGAAAGAGTTACAGGAGAGAGGCAGCTGAAGTAAGGAATAAACAAGCTCATGAATTCCGTAAGTCATGTCGTACTAGAATGACTATGGAAGCAGTGAAGAGGTTTAAGAAAAAAGATAAGTTCTTTATTCCGTGGTCTTTTGATTACCGTGGTAGAGCTTATCCAATTCCTGCATTCCTTACACCTCAAGATACAGACTTTGGAAAAAGTTTGTTGAGGTCTTATGAAGAAGCTTTCATGACTCCTGAAGCTGAGGAATGGTTAGCCTTTCAAGTAGCTACTACTTATGGACTAGATAAAGCTCCAATGAGTGAGCG